AATCAAAAGCTTAAAAGGTTAATTGCTTAAACCCATCTCTCATGAATATTCAAGAACGAGTGGCGGCCCTGTTTAACAAGTACTCGGCTATGCTGGCTGAAGAGGCTCCCGTCTCTTTGGCTACGGCTGTACTTCAGGGTGGCCAAGAAATCCAAACCGCCGCTGAAGAGTGGGCGGTAGGTGTAGACGTTTTCGTCGTTAACGACGAAGGCGAGCAAATCCCTCTCCCTGACGGCGAGTACACGCTCGAGGACGGAATCGAGTTTACCGTCGTAGACGGGAAGGTGAACACGTGGGAGATGCCTGAAGAAGCTCCGGCAGCACCCGTAGAAGAAGCCAAGAAGGACGAGGAGAAGATGAGCGAAGACGTTCTGACTCGCGAGGAAGTGGCTCAGATGATTCAGGACGCTGTACAGGCTGCCTCTACGACCCTTTCGAAGCAGTTCAAGAAAGAACTCGGAAAGAAAGAAGCCGAAATCCAGAAGCTCGCGAAGGCAGCTACCCCTTCCCTCCCGAAGGCTCCGGCCCGCCGCGAACGTCAAGCCTTGAACCTCACGAACCTCTCTACGGATCAGCGCGTCGCCGCTATCCAATCACACTTTATGAATCTCTAATTTCTCTGAAATGTCTCAACAGTATAACTTGGCAAACGCCACTATCACGAGCAACTACGTAGGGAAGCAAGCCCTGCCGTACGTAGCTCCCGCTATCCTCGCAGCGGACACGATTGCGAATAACTACGTCACCGTCCTGAACAACGTCCGGGGCCGCGCACAGCTGCGGAAGTTCTCCGGTTCTGCAATTACTGCGGCTACCTGCACCTTCACGACGGATACGGCTCTGGCTTTGTCCGATGTGGCGCTCTCTTTGACGGACCTCCAAATCAACGACCAGATTTGCAACAAAGACCTCCACATGGCGTGGGAGTCTGAGCAAATGATTGGTGCTGCGGCTGCGGCTCCGGCGGATATGAAGGCTGCCGCTGGGCAGTACGTCGCAAAAAAGGCTGCTGAAGCTATCGAGGTAAACTTGTGGCAGGGTAGCTACAACCCGGATGGCGGCGCTGTTACAGGCGCGGGGGTTTCTACGCTGTTCCCGGGCCTGCTCAACTTGATGACGGCAGCTTCTCCGACCTACGAAGCAAACTTGACGGGAGCGTTGACTGCTGCCAACATCTTGTCGAAGTTGCTCGCGTTGACCACGACGCAGTGCCCTCCGGCCCTGAAGGGTGACCCGAATGCAACTATCTACATGAGCCGCGGTGCGAGGCAGCTGTATTTCTCGGCTTTGGCCGGAACCGCTCAGCTCGCTTTCTTCGCTGAAGGTATGGCAGACAAGTACGCTGGCTACCGCGTAGTTGCTCCCGCTGGTTTCCCGGATGACACGCTCCTCATCTCGCGCCCGGACAACTTGTACGTAGGTACGAACCTCCTCACGGAGTTGACGGAAGCCCGCGTTCTCGACCTCATCGACGTAACCGGTGACGACGTTACCCGCGTTATCATGAAGTTCGCGTTCGGTACGCAGGTTGTGGATCACAACTCGTACGGCTTGCTCCGCCGGACCACGTAATAGAAACCCGGATTAAGGGGAGGGGCTTCGGCCCCTCTCTTTTGTCCTTAAATTGAAACTCATGGCTTGTTCTATCACAATTTCGGGACGGGGTTTCCCCTGTAAGGACGCCATCGGTGGCGTTCGCAAATTCTGGACGGCTCCGTTCGACGAGGACGGTTCGAAGTGGGCCGCTTCACCTACCTCTGGAGCTTTGTCGGGAGCTGCCGAGGCGATTACTTTCTACGGCTTCGAGCTTTCGCGTAACAACGCCTCATTTACTCAAACTATCAACGCCAGCGTAGAGAACGGTTCGGTATTCTACGAGCAAGTGCTCGAGGTTACGATTCCGAAGATGGAAGCCGCAGTGAGCGCGGAGCTTGCAGACTTGATGAAGGTTCGTCTGTTTATCATCGTCGAAACGATGAACGGCGAGAAGCTTTTGATGGGATACAAGAACGGCGCGGAAGGAACCGGCGGAACAATCGTGACGGGTGCAGCTATGGGGGACCTCCACGGCTACACGCTTACCTTCACCTCACGCGAGAAAGTTCCCGCTCCCGTCATTACGGCTACGACGAACCTCACGTACACGCAGGAGACTTAAGGGTGGTTGTTTTGGTTAGAACGGGCCTCGCGTACTGCGGGGCCTTTTCTTTGCAGTATGATTTACGCAGGTATGGCGATGCTCCCGGATAGGTTTCCGGAATCGCTCCTCTCGGTCCAGAGCATCCTCCCGCAGGTGGACCGCCTCTTCCTTTGTTTGAACGGCTTCGACTCTATCCCCGAAGAGCTGGTACACGAGAAGGTTGAGGTATGGCACTACGGAAAGAACCTCGGGGATCGTGGGAAGTTCTTTTGGCCGTTCGGAAACTACCGGGCTTTCCTGACGCTGGACGACGACCTCATCTATCCCTCTACCTACGTCGCGGATTTCGTGGCTACCTCCGAGCTGTTTCGGGACGTAATTCTAACCCATCACGGGAAGATTGTACCCGACCGTGTACGCGACTACTGGACCGACTGCAAGAACGTGGTTCACTGCCTACGCAGGAACGACGAAAACGTACGCGTAGATATCCCGGGCACCGGTGTAGCTTACTACCCTCAAGATATCTACAAGCAATTCCAGCCAAACCACGACTGGAACCGGGCCGACCTCTACGTTTACGGGCAGATGAAACGCCTCGACGTTCGTGCCTATGCACTCCGGCATCCAGCGGACTACTTTGGCTATATCGCGCCGCCGAAAGGGACCACGATTTGGGAGCAAACGCAAGCCGCGGATATGACTGCTATATTCCACACCTACGAATGAAAATAGCACTACACATACCCGTATGGAAGCGGCTCGAGCTCACGCGAGCCTGTTACGAAGGCCTTCGACGCATCCAGAAAGAATTCGCCGAAGGTGGCGCGGAGCTCATTCCGTATATCGCGGTCTCGGAGGACGAACACGAGGGTCTCGCCCAAGAATACGGGTGGCATTACAAGTGGTTCGAGAACGAGCGTCTGGGGACAAAGAACAACGAGCTTCTGGACTGGATGCGCGGGGCCGACTGGGACTTTCTCCTTCAGCTCGGTTCCGACGATTTTATCCTTCCCGGAGGTGGGACGCATATCCTCGAGCTCATGGCAGAGCACGAGTTCGCAGGATCGAGAAACATCTACATGTTCCGCGCGGACACGCGAGAAGGTACCCTGTGGCGGGGTTACGCTTCGGGGGCTGGACGGTTTATGAGCCGGAGGATAGTGGACAAGGTGCCTGTGATGTGGACGGACCGGAACGTAGGGCTCGACGGGTGTTCCCGGATGCACGTGTGGGAGAAGACGAAGGTCGAGCCTTTCTGGAGCCAGACCCCAACAGTCGCAGATGTAAAGAGTTCGGTTAATGTTAGCGCGTTTGCGCGTTATAAGTACAGCCCCGAGAACTACGACCTTGACGAGATAGTTCCCGAAGCACACCTAATTCCTCGAGATGTTGTACTTAAACTCGAATAGCGGTACTCAAAGTATCTACTTGACGCTTCAGGACGCGGCGAGGGATTACACGTACACGCACTACCTGTTTAAGCTGGTGCACAGGATGAGCCAAGAGGACTTCTATTTCGTCGGGTACGTGATTACCGACAACCCTCGGTACACGAAAATCGACGTAGCTACGAACGCGACCACCACGAACAACGTCCTCCTTACAAAGACGGGCGATTACGACTACTTCGTGTACGTCCAGAACTCCAGCAGCAACAAAGACCCTCTAAACGCCGCGGTGGTGGCTCTGGTAGAACAAGGTACTTTGCGGGTTCCCGGCGCGGGCATTGTGACCCTGCCCACTATCTCCCTTGACGATAACGTGATTTTCTATGGCAACGAGTAAAAGAATAACAGCCCCTCGAAATCCGGGAAGGGTAGAGTCCGTGAACCTCGCGAGCTACGTACCCAAATCCTACCGAGAGGGTACGCAAGGGGACTGGGTGAACTACGGGGACGACAACCTCTACCCGCAGTATCTGGTAGACCTCTACCACGCGAGCCCGACCCACAACGCGCTCTGCACGACGATTGCGATGATGATTTTTGGCGAAGGCTTCGAGCCTGCCGACCTCAACGCGAAGCTCCTCGCGGCACAGTGGGACCTCGATTCCGAGCTCCGGAAGTGCGCTATCGATCTGAAAATACAGAACGGTTTCGCTCTGGAGGTGAACTGGAGCCTCGACCGGAGCACAATTGCGAATATCTCTCACCTGCCGTTCGAGAACGTACGCTCTGGGTTCTGCGACGAGAACGAAATAGTGGACTGGTACTACTACTCGAGGGACTGGTTAGATAAGCGTCTGGAGCCGACTCCTATCGCACGATTCAATCCAGACACCAAGAACGAGTACCCGACTCAAATCCTGTACATGAAGCCGTTCTCGGTAGGTTCCTACTACTACCCAAAGCCGGACTATATCGGAGCTATCAACTATATAGAGCTCGAGAAGGAGATTTCGGTCTTCCACATCAACAATATCAAGAACGGCCTCTCTCCCTCGTTTGCGATTCACTTCAAGAACGGGATTCCTTCGGACGAAGAG